CTAATAATTTAAAAAGAAAAAATAAAGCAGAAGGCGGTTCTATGCTCGTCCCGCCTGAAATGGAAATGGAAGCAGAGATTCCAGAAGACACATATGACAACATCCCTGAAGACGAAATGGCAGCAGCAAAAGCCTCTCAGCTTCCAGACGATGTAATGGAAGAAGATTACACAGGCTATGTACTAGAGCAGTCTCTAGACGTAGAGGAACAAGAATATTTAATGGGCGTTCTAGAAAACGATGAACGTCTAAGCGGCATCTTTGATAAAGTTATGGATGTTGCAGGAGAATTCTCAGGCGAAGGGGAAGTAGACGGCCCCGGAACCGGAGTATCGGATTCGATTCCCGCAAGGTTATCGGATGGTGAATTTGTTTTCACCAAGAAGGCCACCGATCAGTTAGGTGCGGATCAGCTACAAACTATGATGGACGATGCTGAACGTGCTTATGACGGAGGCTTAATGAAGAAAGCGTTTGGCGGCATTACGTATGATCCTATGCAAAATGAAAAAATGCAAGGAATGACACAAGATGCACTTACGGAAGAAGAAATCAAGAAACAAATGATTGGCGCTAACCGTATGCCAAGCGTATCGCAATAAGGCCACTCTGTAACCAGACCCCTTATTATTTTATTGACCTAAAGGCTACCTTGAAGTATCGAGACCCTGTATTGACACGCGAACAGTACAGCCACCTTGAAAGACTGACAAGCCCCTAAAGGAGTGTGACACTATGTCTGAAGCAATTGAACAAGTAACTGAGGAAGAAGAGAACCCATATAACTCTCGTAAAGACTGGCACGTTGAAGACGCACCAAGTCGCGGAGATGCAAGTGGGATATTTTTTGAAGAAAAACCTAAAGCACAGGCTACCCGCGAAGCGGCCCCTGAAGAAGCTGAAGGAACATCTGAGAAAAAAACCAATTATAAAAAACGATACGATGATCTAAAGAAGCATTACGATCAGAAGATTGCAGACTTTAAACAGAAGGAGCTGGAGCTTAAAGCAGCGGCTACACAGGGTCAACCTGAGTATGCGCCTCCTAAGTCTCTAGAAGACCTTGAACAGTTTAGAGAAGAATATCCTGATTTGTATGAAACGGTAGAAACTGTAGCTCACTTGCAAAGTGAACAACATGTGGAAGCTTTAAGATCAAAGCTGTCTGTTATCGAAGAAAGAGAAGCTGCTATTGCACGTAGAGAAGCTGAATCAGCCCTATACGCAAAGCATCCCGATTTTGAAGATATACGCGGTGATGATAAGTTTCATAACTGGGCGCAAGAACAGCCTGAAGCAATTCAAGGTTGGATTTACGAAAACCCAGATAATGTTACTTTAGCAATCAAAGCTATTGACCTTTATAAAATGGAAAGCGGAATCAGTACTAAAAAAGCTAAGACAAGAAAGTCACAACCTAAGTCTTCAGCAGCAGATTTTGTATCTACTAAAACAACAGCCGTAGATGCAAAAGAGCCGAAGATTTGGACTCAACGGGAAATTACCGCTCTTTCTATGAATCAGTTTGATAAATACGAAGCAGAGATTGATCAAGCAATTATGGAAGGACGAGTAATACCATAATACTAAACTTGTCTTTTTAGGAGAAACATAACATGGCTCAATATTTTGAACCCTCAACAGATACCGATGCTAACTTTGCAAACAGTATCTCTACACAAGCTAACTCATTCTTCCTTCCATCGGTTTACTCAAAGAAGGTTCTTAACTTCTTCCGTAAAGCGTCTGTATGTGAAGCTATTACTAACACCGACTATGCTGGCGAAATCACTGCCTATGGTGACTCTGTAAAGATCATCAAAGAGCCAACGATTTCTGTATCTTCTTACACTCGTGGTGCTACTACAGCAGCTACTAAGCTGACTGACGCAGAAACCACTTTGGTTGTAGATACTGCAAACGCATTTAAGTTTATCGTTGACGACATTGAAACTTCTATGTCTCACGTTAACTTTAAAGAAGTTGCATCTTCATCTGCTGCTTACGCTTTGCGTGACGCATTTGATAGTGCTGTAATCGCTTCTATGTTTGCTGGCGTTTCTGCTGCTAGTCCTAACCACATTCTTGGTTCAGACAACGCAACTGATTTGGCTGGTGGTACTTTTGACGGTACTGGTAACTTAGACATTGGTCAAGGTTCTGGCGAACACGATCCTTTGGATGTAATGGCTCATATGGCCCGTCTTCTTGACGAGCAGAACGTGCCTGAAGAAGGTCGTTGGTTCTTGGCTCCCCCAAGCTTCTACGAGCAGTTGGGACAGTCTGGTTCTAAGTTAATGTCTGTAGACTTTAATGCTGGTCAAGGCTCTATCCGTAACGGTCTGGTATCTTCAGGCAAGTTACGCGGCTTTGACATGTACAAGTCTAACAACGTAGCTGCTACCTCTAATGCTGCTGGCAAGATTCTTTGCGGCCACATTAGTTCTACTGCTACTGCACAGACCATCACAAGCACTGAGGTCATTCGTGATCCAGATAGCTTTGGTGACATCTGTCGCGGTCTGCATGTATTTGGCTCTAAGGTTCTACGCCCTGAAGCTATGGTATCTGCATTCTACGGTATCGACTAAGCTTGATTAAAGGTGGGGGTGTAAAAGCCCCCATCCTTTTTAAGGAGGACATATGCCACAGGTAGGAAGCAACTCTAAACCTATAATGATAAAAGGCAAGAAGACAGGGAAGATTTTAGGTGATACCGGAAGCTGGTATAAAACAGAAAACAAAAAGAAGTACGAAGCTAATTGGGATGCAATCTGGGGTAACAAAGAAAGCCCCGAAACAAAAACAAAGGCAGTGTAAACGATGGCTACAACTTATTTAGATTTAACAAACGAACTCTTACGTGAGTTAAACGAAGTCACGCTTACAACTACTAATTTTTTGCAGGCTAAAAGCGTACAACAACACGCTAAAGATAATATCAACAGAGCTTATTTTGATATTATAAACGCTGAACCGCAGTGGCCTTTTCTGTCTGTTGCTGAAAGCGGTCAAACAGACCCTATGTACGGAAACGTATATGTAGAAACGACAGCAGGTACACGCTGGTATGAGTTAAAGCCTTCAAGCTCCAGTATAACTACAGATTATGGCTCAATAGACTGGGACAATTTTTACTATACGACTGTAGGCGTAAGTGGAGAAACAGCTCCACACACAGCAGGAAACTTAAAGTTTACTACCACCGAAGAGTGGAAAACTTTTTACAGAGTTTCAGAGAATTTAGATGATGCAGATGCTCAAACTTTTGGTGAGCCTTCTCGTGTTATCCGCAGTCCAGACTCACGGAAGTTTGGATTAAGTCCAATACCGGACAAGACATACCGCGTTTGGTTCTTTGCTTGGAACCTTCCAACAAGACTCAGCGCACACTCAGACACATTATTATTTCCAGACATGTATGCTCCCGTTCTTATTGCACGAGCAAGATACTACATGTGGCAGTTTAAAGACAACCCCCAGTCAGCAGCTTTTGCACTAGACGATTACAAAAAAGGGTTGAGAAGTATGAGATCAAATTTAATAGAACCTGTACCAACATATATCACAGATGACCGAGTGAGATTCGTATAATATGGCAGCTTCACAACCTTTTGGTATTTCATGCAAAGGCGGTTTAAACACTAACCTTAACCAGCTTGAAATGCTTGGACAGCCGGGATTTGCTACAGAGCTTTTAAACTTTGAAGTAGACCCTGATGGTGGATACAGACGAATAAACGGTTATACGTCTTTAGGTACAGCCCGACCCAACGGCGGTGAAAAGCTTTTAGGTTTAGCTGTATATGCAGACGGACTTGTTGCATGTTCAGGTACTGACATTTTCTTTACAACTGACGGAGCTTCATGGCTTCAGATAAACAAAACGGGAGTTCACGGCAGCGGTGACAACTATACTACTTTTACAGGCCGTTCTGTACTTACAAGAACAAATCAAAAGAAATGCTCCATCACTATATTTGAAGGTAACGAAGCATACGGACAACTCTTAATATGTGACGGCGAAAACAAACCCCTGTTATTCAAGATGACTGGCACAGGAGCTTTAACTACTAGAACTTTCTTTGTACAAGAAGTTACAGTAAACGGAACAGTCTCTCCGTCTGTAGGTGTTATTCACGACA